TCAAAAGCTCCTTTATTAATTCTAAATCTTGTGTCAAAAGATATGTATTCTAAGTTTCTTCTTTCATCATTCTTAGCTTGTATTTTAGTGACATAGCTATTTCCTAAGTACCTAATCCAAAAATCTCTATTAGTGTATACTTCACTACGATTACGGATAAAAGAATAATTAAACAAATACTCCCAACCATTATTATTACCAATGGTAGTATTGTCAGCAACACTTTTTTCGTTACCATAATACCACGTTGTAAGCTTTTGTTCATAATTGAAACGTGCAATTTTTCTAATACCGATTGTAAAGTTGTAATCATAAGGATTGATTTGAGTTGTTTCTTCATAACCTTTATTTATAGCTATATAATCTTGATCCTCTACCATACTTGTATTAATACTACCTGAACTATATATAGTAGCGTACTTAAAGAATTGAGCTTTGCAAGTTCCTAGTCCTAGAATAAAAACTATTAATAAAAAATATATATGTGTGTGAGTTATTTTCATTATAAAACTTTTGTATAAGCATAGGTTACATAAACATCAGCACTCCATCCACCATTAAAATCTACTGATGAAGTTAGTTGAAAGGGTTTATTTAACAAAGTCGTTTTACAAGTACCTGTTGGACTCGGTATAGGAGCAAAGCAAAATGAAGCATCAGTACTTGCACCATTCATAAAGCGCCTATATTCATTCCAAAAATTTGCAGGGTCGCCAACATCATAAGTAAGAGTTAAATTACCGTTAGATGATTCTGGCGCAGCAGCATAAGTACATAAAATTGTTACATTAAAAACAGTAATCATATAACCACTTAAAGCCCCTACTAAAGTTTTAGGGTTGGTTTTTAAATCTATTTCAGCATTAGTAACAGAAATTTTATCTGTTTGCATTAAGTATTTAAAGTCCATTTTTTTACTCGTGCCTGCTGCACTACCTGTAGTATCGTTTACATCTACCACCATAAGCAAGTCGCCACTACCGACCTGTTCTGTCAGGGCTGTTTTGTCTGTCAGTTTTTGATTTGCCATAACTATCTAAATATTTTTTTAATTTTTGTTCGTTATTTTTCCTTTGTTTTTCCTTTTGTTTTGTTTGCATATCTTAACAACATATCGTTATATCTGCTCCTTGTAAAAAGGATTTAGTTTTATTACTCATTGGAGCTACATCTAAATTTAATCCTGCATAATAGTTTTGAGAAGTCGGATTAAGGTCTGCCCCTGTGTTTGAGCTATACTCAGGAAAGCTACTTGTGTTGTTTCTTATGTAATCTATCAATCGTTCTCTGTAGAACTCAGCTTGGTCTATACTCGCATTAATTAAAGGTTTTAAATCACTATGAGAAACACTTGATCCTTGTTCACTATTCATTGTGACAATGGAATTGTTAACCATTCTAAGCCTAAGAAATGGTAATACAGTAGCAAAAGCAAATTGAACTAAAGCAGGTTGTATATATGTTTGTAAAAGAGTAAGATAATCTCCTGCTAAACTACTACCTTGAATTTTAGTAATTAAGGCATTGTTTAAATCAGTTCCAAGTACAGGTAATATATACCTATCTTGAGCCATTAGTATATATGGAAGTAATAAGTTGTTATCAACGCTTCCTCCGAGAGCTGTGTCTTTCTTGATTCTGTCTGTACTTACGAAAAGTGTGTGTTGTATTGCCATATTTTAATTTATTTTATTCCTGGATAATGTCCATTGTTAGGCATATTATAAGGAGCTATTTTACTTTCTCTTAATCCTTTTGGTTTTCTTTTATAACTTGCAGGAATACTATCTACCTTGTTATAATCATTATCTAAACTTTGACCATCTTTTAATTCAGTACCTTTTTTAAGTCTATATAAAACTTCATTCCATTTATGTCTACAGTAAACGCCTCCTTTGAATTTAAATAAGTCATAAGGTTTTTTATTGTGTCCTAATTGTCTATTTACTCCCCTATCACTTGCTATATCAATATCTTCAATTCTATAAACAAAACCTCCTCTGCTTAATCTCATCATATTTTCACAAAATGGTCTTGATTTACTTCCTGAGCCTTTTGTTGTTCCAACAGCATACTTAAACCTAACTCTATAATAAGACTTGTCTAAATAACTAAATTTATCTTCATTACTTTTAATTTCATTTACTGCAAAATCTTCTCTTTTTTGTATAAATCTATCTGCCCATTCTTCGTAATCATCTCCTGTGCCTTGCTCTCTTTCATCTACAACTTCCCATTCATCCTCATTTATTTGTTCTCCCTCTAAGTTTTTTAATAAAATATCAAATTCATCATTAGATAATTCAGTTAGTTCTTCTACATTATCTATTTCTTCTACTTTTCTTTTTGCCCAATCAAAACCACCTTCTCCTCCCCAAAGTAACCAAGCTATTTTTCCTGCACTTGGGTAGCCTTTATCTCCTTTTTTAAAACCCTCTCCGTTTTTTATAGATTCTTCTTGTCTGCTAAAAAAAGAGTACATTCTTTTAATAGTTCTAATAGATAGATTTTTACCATTTGATATATCTCTTGCTCTAGCTACCCCTACTTCAGTACCACCTCTACCAAATTCTTTTCTCATTTCAAGACCTTTTTTAGCCTCCCTCATCATTTGTTTAGTTGGCTTAGTGTCTATATCATCTAAAGCCTTAAATTCTTTCTTTATTTCATCTCCTGTATCTATTCCCTCTTTTTCTTGATCTTCTTCACTTACTTTAGCTACATTACTAATATCAATGAAATCAGCAGGTTTAAGGGATTTAAAGTACAAGTCTAGGTTTATATCACAAATATTAAAAATGTCCTGTAAACCATCTAAAAGAGTGTTCTGGAATGGTTTGACCACAGTATTATTAAATAAACTGTAAGAATCTCTAAGCTCATCAGCGTTATTACCGAATCCTCCACCATCTCCTTTAACTCCAAATAGCAAAGGACTTGTAACTCTATGTCCTGTTAAAACTTTTCTAGTAGTTTCTGTAGATAGAAATTGGTAGCTATCAGCATTGTCATTAGCATTGATAGGAACTATTTCAGGAGCTGTATCTTTTCCATCATTAAAGGTAATTAGAATCTTACCTGCATTTCCTGATCCTCCAAATTTAGAATTAATCTGTCTTTCTATAGTTCTTCTTTCTTCTCTTGTAGGTACACCATTCGCAAAGTTCACAGCCATACTAGGAAACATACCTGATTTAATATTAGATAAATGAAATTGTGCAATCTCCATATCTAATTGAATGTAAGAAGTAGAGCCTTGATAGTCAGGTAAGGAATAATAGTAACTACCAGGAGAATAATCTTTGATACATAATACTTGACTTGCACTTGTCCTGTCCTTTTCATCAAACGCTTTATATGTTCTTGGCTTGTGCTTTCTAGTATTAGTCCAATCTGCTGAATAGTAATACTCATTTACATTACCATAACCATCAGCTTTTCCACTTCTTATATATTGTGCAGGGATATGATACATTTCTACAATCTTAGTTCTAGGCTTATTCCATATTGTATTTACATAACACATTCCGAACAATTTTAAATCAAAAGCTAGGCACTTTAAAAGGTCTTTCTGTGAATGTCCTAGTAAAGATGTAAGCCTTAGCCATTGTTCCTTATGTTCTTCGCTATCTTGTCTATCTGTAGCATCTAACCCCTCTCCATAGATCATAGCTGAAACGCCTTTAATAATAGCGTTATTAATACTACTACCATTATATAGCTCAAGTAAATACTGAGGGTACATATTATCAGTACCGAATTGAATCCAATCCTTATTAGTTGTTTCAGTAACTTGTGGCAGGTTAAACTCTGCTAAATGTATTACTGATATTTCTGTGTTATTTTTCTTTTTCATTTCTAGTAATTAGGTTGCCAATTTTGAGTTCCATACTGACTATCTCTATTGTTATTACTACTATAACCTTTTGTGCCTATACTTTCAGCTATTAAATCATTGTTTGCGTATTCTGTATAGTAACTTATAGGATTGTCTGCTTCTATACCTGTAAAAGTTGCATCTACTGATACATTTAAAACTATATTTATTCCAGGTATTTTAGTTGCATTTGCAAGGTTTAAAATATTTATGTAATTTTCAGAAGTGTAATATACATCAATATCGTAAGTATCTCCCATAGGTAAAACTATACCTCCCTGTCTTTTAGCTAGATTACTTGTAGTATCGTAAGTAGATATATTGCTAGTATTAGGATAAAAGGCAGTTAGTCTTAAAGTCCAATATCTATTATTGTTTAAAAAAGTAGGGCTACTGTAATCTCCACTATTAGTGGGATGAGCAGCAATAGTTCTAATAAAATTAGTTTCTCTACCCCTAACATAAAACAATAAGTTTTTACCACTTAATAAACTTGTATCTATAGCACTTGTAATATTTTCATAAAAGTACACATATTGTAGCGTACTCATTCCACCTTTGTATGTTATATTATAAGTAGCCATTAATCTATAACTGTGTATATATTATTATAATATTCTTTTACTAATTGAGCCTGTTGTTCTGCATCTTCTATAGTAGATAATTTTTCTACTAACTCTAAATAAAGCTCTTTATTTACTTCTACATTTTCTGTTTTAGTTCCCATTAATCAGTATAGGTATCATAAGATTCTGTTTCTATTTTAACTTTTTTCTTTTTTGGTTTTGCAACTTCCTGCTCAAAATAAGCGTTTCTTAATGTTTCGCTAATTTTTAGTATCTGTCTTTGTGTTAATTCATCTAAAGGATAGTTTACATTTGCAGGACTTTTGCCTTGCCATTCTTTTTTTACTTTCCAAGCCATAGTATTAGTCTTTTAATAGTATATATAAATATAGATAATTCGTTTTCAAATGTAAGTTTTATAAAAAAAACTTTATAAAATATAGTAGAATATAAAATATTCTTTATATATTTACTGTATGGAAACAAGATATACAAAATACAGAACATACAAAAATGTAGAAATAATGTATGACAATTTAATGAAACACTGGATTAGTAACCAAATCTGTTTTTTTAGCCCAAGATTAAACGAGGTAAAACATAATATAAATGTAGAATTATCTTTAAGAGGATTAAAGAAATTTTAAAATAAAAAAGGGTAATCCATTAGGACTACCCTTTAATAGTATTGAGTAACGATTATTAATTATGTTCCTGATACAATAGTAAGTTCAGAATCAGCATCACCTAAAGCATCAAATGGATAATCAGTTCCACTCCCTGCTGTTCTCTTAATCATAAAGATAGGTTCTTTTTCCTGCCCCTCTAATTCTAATGTAAATCCTGACATATCTCCCTTAGCAGCTCCTGTTACAATAGTACCACCTGTTACATCCATTCCGTTATTAAAGCCTAATAGATATACATTATCGTTATTATCTTGAACGAATATTTGTACTCTATTGTAGCATATTAACTTAATCTCATTTGCTTGAGCAACTGATATTTTTTGTAGTGATAAACTTAAAGTTTGAGAAAAAAATGTAGTTCCTGTTGAAGCATCTGAATTAATATTAACAGTCATTGATGATAGGTTAGGTCTTAGGTCGTACTTATATAAAGTCATAGTAGAGCCTGTTGGCGTACCATAAGCACTCCAACCTGTAAAACCACAAGTGTCTATTTGTAACGGATCTGTGCCATTTGGAGTATAATGTTGTCCAATGTTTGAGGAGTAATTAGCAGCAAAGAAGATTGTTTTTAATCCTCCAATCTGATCTTTACAGTCTACTAAAAGTCCTCTAGTTAAATTACAAGCCATTTTATTTTTGTTTTATATTGTTAATAAAAGGGGGTATATTTCAACCCCCATTAATTTAGGTATATATTAAAATATACAACCAACTACACCATCAGTTCCAATTCCTGACTGAACACCTATACCGAAGTTCATAACAACTCTTACATTATCACTCCCATCATATTGGTAGGTTGGGATAATTTGAGCCTCAACTATATCAGTTCCTAAGTTAGTACCAAATACTAAGTTGTCTTTGTAAGTAGCAACTATACAATCATCTGGCATACCTGGACATCTATAAATAGGGTGTCCTAAGTAACTAAGTCCTTCAGGGTTTAATGTTAAACCTAACATATTAATACCTTGTCCTGAAGATGTACCTGCTAAGAATTGAGAATAGAAGCTGAACATTTTGTTATTCATATAGAATCCAAAACCCTCTTTATATTCTAATCCTGGATGGCTACCTGTTACACTTGCATATACTGTAGCTAAAGCATCATCTATATTAGCGTTTGTAGTAGCAGCTCCTGAGTTCATTGTAACTTGTGTAAAGTCTGCTGTTGCAGAAGCATTTAGACCTGATTGATCAAATACACCATCATTAGAAACAAATCCTGCTCCAAATATTCCTGAAGCATCTCCTACCCATATACCATTTTCTATTTGAGAAGCAGCTTGACCTGCAACTACTTCTAATAAGAAGTCAGAAAAGCTATTAGGTAAGTCTCCGTTTTGAGTCATATTTTTTCCAACCCAAGTAGGAAATAATGTTTTTCTACAAACTTCTCTATTTACTTTTAAATCAGTAACAGTAAGTACTCTTTCTCCTAATGTAGTAGTACCTGCATCAGAGAATCCACAAGCAGCTCCAACAATAGGATCAGTAGTTACTAAGCTACTAATAACTGCTTTGCTTGTCAAACCATCCATTGTTCTAACATATCCTTTTGCAACAGTATCATTTGATTTTACAGCAGCAGTAACATACGGTAGAGCTTGTTCTCCTGCGTAAGTAGTAGCAGGATTAACAGCAATATCAAAATTGTATTGCTTATTTAGTTCTATTAATTTATTTGCCATTTTTTTTAAATTTATTTATTGTTAATATAATACGCTGCTCTTTCACTTGCAGTCATTTTCGCTAAATCTACTTTATTATTTGATTTAGTTTTTGTTTCAGGATTGTGAGTAAAACCCTCAGCTCCTGGTGTTTCTTCCATTTCGGATAACTTAGTTTTTAAGTGTTCTATTTCTTCCACTAAGCTAGTAACCATATCTTTAGACATCTCTACCTTTTCTTCTTCCTTTACTTCCTCAACTTCTTCTTCAACTGTTTCTTCAGTTTCTACAGACATATTTTCTTTATCTGCTTTTAAATCAGCTACAGCATCTTCAAGGTTTTTAATTCTAATTTCCATTCCTTTCCAATCTGCAACATCTGCTTCTTCTGCCATTTCTTCTTTATCTTCTTTTTCAGCTTCTACATCTTCAGCTTCTTTTTCTTCTCCCATATCTAAAATTTTACCATCATCATCAATAGTAAGTTTAGCTCCATCTTCCATAGTATATGATCCTGCTGTTAAAGGACTAGCCTCGCCATCATCATTAACTACGAAAACTTCTGAGCCTATCATAAATTGTTCATCCTCAGTAGCTACAACTCTGCCATCATCTAATATCATTTCAGCATACATTTTAACTTCCTTAGATTCTTTATTATCAATAGACAATAAAGTTTTGATTTTTTCTAACGTGTCTTTCATTGTATAGTATTTTTATAAGTATATATAATTAATTTAATATTTGTTTACAGGCTACCTTTTTACAGTACCACTTTTAATAGCTGAGCAGATTTTAGCAGCAGATTCTTTTCCGTACTTTTTCTTCATATCAGCAATACATTGTTTCCAAGGATATTTAGCTAATGCCCTTTTCGTAATGTATTCTTTCATTAGCTCAAATTGGTCTGTTTCATCCTGAGCTATAATCATTCTTATTCTGTCTAATAAATCTTCATCAGACATATCTTTATCATAATATTTTTTCTTTTTCTTTTTATACTTCTTTTTCCTGCCCATTTCAGTAGCCTCTGAATGATCTTCACAAGCCATATATCTAATTACTCCCTCTACTTCGTGTTCGTGATAACCCTCACAGTTTTTAAATAGTTTAGCATACATTTCAGCTTCTTCTTTAGTAGCAAATAAAGGCTCTCCATCTAAAGCTCCTACTACTGCTATTTTGCTTTCTATGTCTTTATATGATTTCTTTTTAGAAGCCTCTATTAATTTATCAGTAAAGTACCCCTCTATGCTAAATCCTTTTACTTCTTTGTTCTTTACTTTCTCCCAAATCTCATCATTAGAAATTTTCATTTTTACAAACCAAGTTCCAAGAGGCATTTTCTCAAATCCAAATTGCGAGGATTTGTCATATTTTTCATCTTCCTTAATCCAACTCTCTACAACGCTTAAACCATCTATTGGTACTTTGTGTTCATAGGTAGCGTTATTGTTTCTTAAACTGCTCATAAATAGCTCCTGAGCTTGTTTAATAGTTTCTTTACTAAAGTACACTACATACTCCTCATCAAGTTCTTGATCGTATCTAGGTATCTCTTTCTCAGGAATAAGTACAGCTCCTACAAGAGTTTTCTTTTCTTCATCTAATTTTGCTAAGGATAGGAAATTGTCTTTATTAAAAAAAACCCAGTTCTCCTCTATGGCAGGGAACTCTACTAGGCTTATGGCTTCTACTCCAAATCTTTCTGATTCTTCATCTATGATTAATTCTACTAATCTTCTTTTTATTTTTTTTTCTGCCATTGTAATAGTATATATAAAAGTTAATATTTTGTTTATAGGGTACTTTGTAAATCAAGTTCTGATTGTAGAGCTTGAGCATTACTTATATCTGTTTCTACAACAAACGCCTGAACAGGAGGCATATCACTACCTGCATCTCCAAATGTTGGCAAAGATGGTACATCTCCACCCATATCTGCACTACCTGTTGTAGTATCACTTATAGCTCCACCACCACCACCTTTACCACCTGGCACTTTTGTTTTATTTATTTCTGCTAAATTTTTTAAACCTGTAGCTATAATTAAACCTGCATTAATAAATTTTAAAGGCGTAGGCATTAAAGGATCATCAAATACTTGCGAAGCTCCTGCATAAGTAGATATAATAGTTGATGCACTTGCTAAAGCCTTTGCAGTTGCTGTTCCCTCTTTTGCCAAAGATTCCCCTACATTAAAGGCAGCAATAGCAGTTTTAATCTTCATATCTTTTATAGCCTCATCTTTTTTTAAATCTATATCATCTTGTTTTTTCTTTTGATCTCTTAATTTTTTGAAAAAATCTAAATTTTTCTGTAACATTTCTTTGCCCTCTCTTTCTCTAATTTCTGCTAAAGCTTCTTCTTTTTCTTCTTCTAGTAATTTAGTTTGTTCTGCATTGTTTAAAGCTAATCCTAATAATTTATCATACTTTTCTGTAGCTAATCTAAGCTCCTTTTCCTGTGCTGTTTCAAAATGTAAAAATAGCTCCTGGTCTGCTTGTTGCTGTAGTGTTAGAGTAGTATCATCTAAGCTCTTTTTTGTATCTTCTATTTCCTTTGCATACTTCTGTTCAATCTCTAATCTTTTATCAGCAGAAGTTTCTATTATTTGTAAAGAGGCGTTAGCACTTTGTTCAGATGTTTCTAGTTGCTTCTGTGTTATATCATTATATATACCTGCTTCAGATTCTAAGTCTTTAGATATTTTTTGTACATACTCGTTAAATTCTCTTTCTACATTATCAATATCTTCTATAACAGCATCTATAAAATAATCAGATGAAGCAGAGGTTCTCATTGACTCCCTGTGTTTGGCGTTTTCTTCTTCAAAATCCTTTTGTAATTTTAATAAATCATCTAAACTTTTTATAGTAGAGTTTTTCCTTAAATTTTCAAAAGATTTTTGTTGGTCTACTAAACCTTCTTCATTTCTATAAGTCATTATACCTTTTTCATTAGCAGTTCGCTGAAATAGTTTTAAATCAGCTTTTACATTTTCTAAAATTTTCTTCTGCCTTTTTTCATCTTCTTTGTTCTTTTCTTCTATGTCTAATTTATATGCTTCTGTTTGTTCGTTTTGAGCATTTATATTAACCTTAGCATTTTTTACAGTTAAATCTAAAGCCTCTAACTCAGCTTTCATCTTTCTATTTATCTCATCTATCTGCTTTTGATTCTGTTCTTCAGCATTGTCAAATTGCTCATTAATAGTTCTAAATTTTTCTTTGGTTACTTTAATATCTTCATTCTGTAAGTCAATTAAACTTTGTAACATTTCTGCCTCTTTTTTTAATTGCTCCTCTCTTTTTGATGCAGCTTCTTTTTGTTGTGCCTCTCTTTCTCTTTCTAATGAGTTTAAATTAGTTAATTGTTCTGATCTCTGTCCTGTAATTCTCTCATCTATTTCAGCTAATTTTGTCTTAGCATCTAACAAAGCAACTTGTAATTCTACGTTATTTTTATTTCTGGATAATTCTAATTCAGCTAAATATAAACTCTCACTTGCTATATCTCTTTCTCTTTGTAATTGTTCTTCTAAAACCTTTCCAAGTTCATAGTTAGCATCTATTCTTTCTTGAATACTTAGGCTCTCATCATCTCGTATTTGTCGCATTAACTCTGCTTCCCTTTGATATTGTAGTTGTAACAACCCTAATTCAGCTTCTAATAATTGTACTTTTTTTCTTTGATTTACTAAGGCATCTGCACTGGCATTAACTGAATCTCCAAAACTATTACTCACTCCAATTAAATCTCCTATCCATCCTATAGCTTGAGTAATCCAATCTACCATCTTTTCTAACCCTGCTGCCAAAAGTTCTATTACCTTGCCAACAGCATCCATTACAGGTTGTAGTTTAATCATTATTCTTTGAAAGGTATCTGCTGTTTTTTGATTCTGTGAAAATAGTCCTGTAAGCTGAGATAGTAAGCCAACAAATAAACCTATACCTGCTGCCTTTATAGCAACTCCTATGCCTTTAAAACCCTTACCCATTAGATTTAATCCACCCTGAGCAATCTTACCTTTTTTACCTACATTACCTAAACCATCTCCTACTTCCTTAATATCTTTTTTTGCTTCTTTTGATTTTACTCTAAATAAAAGCTCCATTACTTTCTTACCTGCTGCCATATCTAAATGTCTTTTTTAATTGTCTTTTAAATTGTTTTTTTACTTTACTTAAATCTTTTGTATATTCTTCCTGTCCATATACAAAGTCAAACTCACTATCTTCTAATTCGTACTTTGTGACAAGTTTTAATACTCTAGGTATTACCTTACCTAATATTTCTATGTCTTTTAATTCCATTCTAATCTATTTAAGTCTTGGAACAATATACCATCTGCATTTTGATATATTGCTAAATCTCTAAATTGTGAACTATCTTGAGGTATTGGTTGTATGAATATTTTTACCTTAGCTATCCACCCTATCTGCTGACTTCCTGATACTGCAATAGTAGGCTTCCAAGTACTCGTAGCT